AACTTTAATCTCGGACTTAGAGTCGTTGAAGTTGTTGAACTGTAGAGGAGCGATGGCAACATCAATATTGGTATACATCTTGCCGTACTTCTCCGCAGGCAAAGCCTGGTACACTCGATAGTTTCGATGACGAATGCCTGTAGAAAGGAACCTCTCATAGTTCTTCCATACATCTTGTTGCCAGTCAGGCTTTGGCTGACCATTCTCCATCGGCATAGGAGGTCTACCGTACCAGCCCCAGTGAACGTTCTCAGGACCTACACGAGCGTTTACAGCCATGGCAACTCCAGGGAACTCCTTTACGTCCTCTTCGTGATGAATGCCTCCTACCCAGCCTACACGGCAAGTCTTTCCTTTTCGGGGTGCTGGGATCTTTGGCTCGTTCCACGCTGGTAGATCATAATCAATAGCGTTTTTAATGATTACAAGAGCACGGCCAACATAGGGAGCGATTCTTTCAGCAAACCTGGTTTGCGTAACGGAGACAATATCAACAAAGCTGTAGACGTGCTTTGCAATATCTTCTAGATGATTCTCTTTGTACGCGCCAAAGAGTCTGTGACCTTCATACAGATCAGTAAGCAGATCATCATTATCGTAGTGCGTGAGCTTTCCCATCTCAGCTGCTCGCTGCATTAGCTGGGCTGTGTAGGGTCCTCCAAAGTTATGAATGTTCTGGGTCCACACGACATCTGCCCACTCCAGATTTTCTGGTGTCCAGTCTGGTAATAGAACACCTGGCTTTTGTTGTTCTTGGCACGCCTCCCTATCCCAACCAAGCGGATTCATATCCATTCGAATCTCAACCTCATCGGAGTGAAGCTGCATGAGCTTCTGGGCAGGAAGAATGATACGATAATACGCGCAACCACCTTCATTGGCGGGACAAGCTAGGATCTTAAGTTTGCTCATAATAAAAAGGACGCTACACCATTATAGGCATAGCGTCCTTAAATTACTACTTTTCTTACTTAATTTGCTTTCAGGTTTTTGAGATGCGCGATGTAATCTTCGTCGGAATCATCACTACTATCGGTATCAGGAGCAGACACATTACCAGTCGGGCGACCAGTAACAAGCCCCTCCATCTCCATAGCAAGGTTCTTGAGTTCGTCATACTCAGGCAGCTTTACTAGACCGTGAATGTCGTGAAGCTCGTCCATCCACTCGGCAATCTGATGGTCGGAACCAGCAGCAGTCTGCTTCGGCTTCGGAGCCGACTTGTCGTAGCTCGGCCACTGACCTTGCGTATCTTTCACGACCTTGAAGTCCCAGCCTTCACTGAGGTTGGTGATATCACCATAATCCTCATCAAAGAAGCAGTCCAGAATCTTACCGAAGAGCTTCATACCCATCGAAAGAATCTTCACACTCTCGTCACGACGATCAATTACGTTCATGTAATAACGCTTACGCGGCTTGATCTGGCGAGCGAGATCTTGTGCCTCGTCCTTCATCGGACCTTCTACTTTCCAGAGACGGTAGTAGAGATCGCAGATAGGGCAGTCATGACCCTTGACGCGAGGACAGTGATAGTTCTTGTCGTTGATGCGGTGAATCGCAGTCTCAGCATAGAACTCGTCTTCCGAACCTTCAGGGCTCGGCAGAACTCGAATGATGGAAGTACCTTCGTCCATCATGAAAAACTTCTTTAGAAAGTCGTCGTTGCCGCCTCCACCGCTCTGGGCTTTTTGGATTTGGTCGTATTTCTTACGTAGTTCGTCTAGGTTTACCATAGTAGTATCAGTTAGTATCGGTTGCGCGGGACCATCCCCGCATAGTATTATAGTCTACCCGGCGTAGTTATCACCGATTAGTTTGGTTTCTGCACGTTTGTTGGCAGAGATCTGCACAAGCATGTCCTTCTGATGATCGAGAGAGTTCATGATGTTTTTCGCCAGATGATACTTGTGAGAGCATTTACGATGATGATCCTCACAGTCCTGTACAGACTCTACGGTTTTTACGTATGCATCCAGAGCACGGTCTGTAGCCTTCTTACCAGCGCCCAGAAGCTCTGCTCTACGCTCCTCACGTACCTTCGCCTCCATGCGCTCCAGATCGGTTGAGGACTCGTCCATGCGCATCTTAGCGTGCGCTAGAACGGCTCCAAAGAAAGCGTACACTCCTGTATGTTGAAGCAATGCACGCTCAACAGAAGACTCGTCAATCCTCAGATACTTCTTTGTTACCTCCAGGTACGTGTCTTCTAGTCTATCGTAGGTTTCGTATACGTCATTCATTACTCATTATAAAAGCAAAAAGCTCGGGGTTTAGTGAAGACAATAGCATAAACATATTTGTCGTCACTTCGGTTAGGTATTCGTTATTGATCTGTGGCATCTCATCATCACTCCCCAAGCCGAAGAAGTCCAGCCCTACATGAGTAATTTCATGCAGGAGCGTGGACCTATAATCGTCATCGGTTTGGTTGGGGTCGATGGTTATGAGGCTTTTCTGGAACTCTACACAACCAAACAGACTATCTTTAGCCAGAGACCTTTGTTGAATTGTAAAGGTCTTGTGACCGAGGTTTAATACTTCAGGATGTTCACGCTTCTTGTGAGTCATGGGATTGATTTTGGCTGACGACCAGTCGAGTGTAGTCAATGCCAATCGGAACAATAAATCGAGCACGACCGTTACGCGACTTCATTAGATATAGTCTCGCACTGCCTTTGTCGAACTCTTGCTCAGTTTGATTGATAGAGAACACTAGGTCGCAGACACGAATCTTGCCATACGAATCAGCAAGTTCGGCGTCTGTAATAATATTTACCTTTTTACCTTCGCGGTTCGTTTGTGTTGCAGTCCAAACAAGACACCCGTACTCGCTTGCAACACCGCGTAGCTCTTGCGCCAAACGCTCCTGACCCTGGTACTCAGCCATCTCACGGTCAGTCTTCATCAGTTCCAGGTAATCAACGATGATAACATCAGGAGTGAAGTCCTCATAGTTTTTTAGCTGGTTCAGGAAAGCACGCAGACCTGTAACGGAAAGACGCTTTGTCGGGAACTCCTTGACGACGAGCTTGCCACGATCTTCCCACTGCTTTGAAATGATGTTCAGCCGCTCTTCAATATCTTCAACACGATTCGATAGCTCACACTGCTGAATACGTGTAAAGATACTGTCTAGTCGTTGCGCCACACGGTCTTCCGCCATCTCCAAAGAGACGTACAGAACATTATGACCGTCCAGAACAGAACGAGCAGCTTGGTTAGCAAGGAAGAGAGACTTACCAACGCCAGGAGGAGCAACGACCATAGCCATTTCCTTATGAGCCAGACCGCCATCCAGAGCCTCGTTGAGAGTCTCGAACGGAGTACGGAACTTAGGAACTAGCTGGGCGCTGTTGAGCCGCTCCCAACGCTCTTTGATGCCTGAGAAGTAGTCGGTACCCAGATCAACGTTACGATTGACTGAGAACGCACTACGAACCTCATCCTCAATAGCACCAAAGTTTTTCTTCTTGAGATGGTCTACGGACTTGAGGATAGCATCCTTTACAGCTTGCTCTTTGGCAAACTCCTCGACCAGATCAAGATAGTATTCTTGATTGTCGATGGACTTCTCATCAAGACTGTTGATAGCTTCAAGCTCATCTCGGTAATCACCGAAAAGCTCATTGGAAGCCATGACCTTCTTGACCTCTTCAAGAAGCTGGTCATCTGTGGGCAGCTTCTTGTAGTTGAGGAAGAACTCGATAATGACGGCAAACATCTTTTGATGAGAAGGAAACTCGAAGTATTCGTCCTTCACCATCGGCATAACCTGAAGCAAGAACGACTCGTCGGTCTTGGACAGATAGATGATGCCCCGCTGGATTGAATCTTGAAACTGGTAAGCCACGCTATATTATAGGCTAGGGTCGTCGGATTGTGCGCCCGTACTTCCAAAACCACCTTCGCCACGAGAAGTTGGTTGATAGGAAGCGAATTGGTCAGAAGTTAGGAACTCAAGGGGAATTTGAGGTACCTCTTTGATTACCATCTGAGCAATTCTTTCGCCTTTTTTGAACGCAACTGCGTCCCATTGAGAAAGGTTACGAAGAGGAATAAAAATCTGTCCTCGGTAATCTGAATCAATGGTACCAGGAGCGTTTGGCATTACAACATCCCTTTTGTACATGGAGCTTCGAAGACGAATCTGTCCTTCGTACCCCTCAGGGATGATCATCCAGAGATCTGTAGGAACAATAACAGTTCCGCCAGGAGCGATAACCACTG